TGGTGAAGCTAATACAATTGTAAAAGACGTTTTAAGTAAATCATTTCCTAGTTTATAATACAATACATACATGGATCAAAAAACAGAAAGACCTTTTGGTGCTATTACGCATGCAGAAGGGTTACGCATCGGTCTAAAATACATTAATGATAGACGTAAAGGACGTATTAAGTCCTTAAAGACACCTTGGGATGCTATTAATAATGCAACCATTGGTGGTATAGAGTGGGGAAGCCTAGTTACAATAGGTGCTCGTCCCGCTGCAGGTAAGACTATGTTCATTAGTCATATCCTTAGAGAGTCTAAAAGACTTAATCCAGACCAAGACTTTTCCATCTTGGAGTTTCAGTTTGAAATGGGTGACGAATCTTATGCTGCAAGAGAATATGCAGCTCAAGTTGCTATGGACTATAATGTAGTGTTATCTTCTAAAAGACAGCTTGATGACTTTGCCTATGAACAAATGGAAAACTATTTAAAAGAAGCAGAAGAGTTAGAGAAACTTGGAGTACAACGTGTACGTATTAAGAAACCTCTCACTGCAGCTGACATGAAGAAAGCTATTCATCTGTATTTCAATCAACTAGGTGGCAAACCTATGATTGTAACTATTGACCATAGTTGGCTTGTTAAAAAAGCAGCAGATGAAAGAGAGAAGTTACAGACTCTATACAATATAGCAGATATGCTTATTGATGTAAAGCGTGACCTACCTGTTATTATCATCATCCTTACACAGCTTAACCGTACTATGGAAGATGTATCACGCAGAACTCCAGGTACAATTGCTAACTACCCAAGTTCATCAGATATTTTTGGTGGTGATGCTCTTATGCAAGGATCTGATTTAGTATTAGCTATTAGCAGACCATTTACTCTTAACATAGAAGACTATGGCCCAGAGCATTACAAAGCAGATAAAGAAAATGTATTCTTACATCTACTTAAGTTGCGTAATGGTGCTTCTGATGAGAATATTATATTCTTACAGACAGATTTTAAAAGACAACGTATGATTGAGTGTGGTCCTCCACCAGTTGTACAACAACAGCAACAACAAACATGGGCTCCAAGAGGACCTAGAACAAACAGGCAAGCACCTTCGGCTGATGTTGGCCAAGAATTATAAACAAAAACACACATTATGTCAAGTAACACACCACAAACAACGGACATTAAAGAAGTAAAAAAGCAGAAACTTGAGTCTATCAGAGACTTTCATCAAGATCTTATTGATGACTTAGGTATTGCACGTACTGACTTTAACATGAAAATGCCATTCTATGATAAGCATGGTAGATTAGTAGTAGGTATTTTCTCATCTGAATTTAGAAAAGAGAAAGGTTTTTTCTTTGAACTGATTACTAGAGACTTAGCTCCTGCAGATGCAGAACGTAAAGTTTACAAAGTACCATTCAGTAGTTCATTTGAAGAAGAGTATGAGCTTAATGAAAAAGGATCTTACTTAGTTCCTTTAGAAGAACTAAGAGTTGTTAATCCTACATCAGTAGCTATTAAAAAGACAGCTAATTTTGGTGACGAAAATGAAGAAGTAGTTAAACCTTTTATGCAAGCATACAAAGCACCGGCTACTATGGAAGACGCACCTTACAGTGAAATGACTATCAGAGATTACTATGCTATACACTCAGGCAAACCTGTAAGTGCTAAGACATGGTTAAACGAACTTATCAAATCTACAAAATAACATATGGCACAAGGAGTATTAATTATTGCAGAATCTGGTTCAGGTAAATCAACATCTATTGAAAACTTGAACCCAGCAGAGACGTTTATTATTAACGTAGCAAACAAAGCTCTACCTTTTAAAGGATGGAGAAAGAAGTATGTTCTATGGAGTAAAGATAACCCAACAGGTAATCTATATTCTGCTAGTTCATCACAACAAATAGAAGCATGCCTTAAGTATGTTTCAGAGAAACGTCCTGAAATTAAGAACTTAGTTATTGATGATTTTCAGTATATGAGTTCATTTGAGTTCTTTGACAGAAGTGACGAGAAAGGTTACGAAAAGTTTACCCAGATTGGTGCTAACTTAGCCCGTATTGCACGTATGCCTAAAGACTTAAGAGAAGATCTTTTAGTGTTTATCCTAACTCATGCTGAAGAATCTACAGACATGGAAGGTAAAAAGAAGTTTAAAGCTAAGACTATTGGTAAAATGGTTGATGAAAAACTTACATTAGAAGGATTATTTTCTATAGTTTTGTTTGGTAAAGTTAAAAAGGACAAAGATGGTAACATCAGATACGTATTTGAAACAGCCAATAATGGTGAGAACACATGTAAAGCACCAAGAGGTATGTTTGACGAGTTTGAGATTATCAACGACCTAGCTGTAGTTAGACAAAGTATCATAGATTACGAGAACTAGTATTCAATTTTCATTCACAATAAATTTAACAAACATGTTTAGTACAAAAGGACAAGAAGTAAAAACAACAGGAGGGACAGCTAAGTCTCTACAAGCAGGAGTAGTTTATGCACACATTTTCGGTGGGCAAGTTAGAACATCTAACAAGGGTGACAAGAAAACTTTAGAGCTAATCTTAGAAGGACCAGCATCTGAAGGTTTTGAAGGATGGCCAATTGATAAAAATAATCCTGATGGAGCTAAGTTTATCGGTCAGTCAAGCCGTGTATCTGCAACTATCTGGACAGATCAGTTTAACGAACCAAATGTATCTAAGAATGAGATTATGTACAAGCTTGCAGTTATTGCATCAGAGCTTGGTCTAAGAGATCATATTGATAACATTTCTGCTAGCACTCTAGAAGAATGGGTAGACAAAGCTGTTAGTATTCTTAAAGGAAACAATCTTTATTGGTTCTTAAAAGGTACAGAAGAAGAGTACAATGGTAAAACTATCATTAAGTTATCTCTTCCTAAGTATAAGTTTGTTTCTGCAGAAGAAGCTAAGCTTGATAAGTTTGATAAGAACAACCAGTATCACTATAAAGCATTGCAAAACAAGCCAGTATCTAGCTTTGAGCCTGCAAATAGTGACTTTGATATGTAATTAGCTGCTCAGAAGATTGGGGGAGAGGTATCACTCCCCCTTCTTCATTTTAAATCTAGATCATGTTTAAAATAAAAAATATGGTGCATGACATCAAGGATGTCCCAGCATCATGGATATTTGAACACTTCTGTAAGCTTGGAGAAAAGCTTAATGGGCATGATATAAAGATTAAGAGTCTGTTTAATTCTAAAGAACGCACACCTAGTATGTGCATCTACTATGATCCAACTAAAGATACATACAAGTATAAAGACTTTTCCTCTGGTAAAGGAGGATCAGCTGTTGATCTTGTAAAAGATATCACAGGACTAAACTATCATAAAGCCTGTACACTAGTAGTAGAGAATTATAATGACTTTGTTCTCCATAATAATGGAGGATATGACGTACAGAAATTTAAACAAGCTTCTAAGTATAAAGTTAGTCAGTTTGTTTTCAGGTCCTGGACCACACAAGATCAGTATTTCTGGACCCAGTTTAACATTGGATCTAGATTACTTAATGAACATAACGTAAGACCTTTACATAGTTATACTATGCATAAGGATACTGATGACGGTCCAATTGATCTAACCATTACAGGTAACTATCTATATGGTTACTTTAAAAATGATGGTACACTGTACAAAATCTATCAGCCCAAAACATTAGATAAGAAGTTTATTAAGGTGAATGACTATGTTCAAGGATCTGAACAAGTCAAAACAGCACCCTACCTTATTGTTACGTCTTCTCTAAAAGATGTTATGTCTTTAAAGAGTCTTAAGATTCCAACATTGGACATTATTGCTCCAGACTCTGAGAACACAATCATCCGTAAAGAACTAATGGATCAATACATCAAAAAGTATAAGAAAGTAATTATACTTTTTGACTATGATGAACCAGGTATTAAAGCTATGGAAAGATATAAAGAACTCTATCCAGAAGTTGAGTATGCTGTTTTACCAATGAGTAAAGATCCTTCAGATTCAATTAAGGACTACGGTCCTAAAGAAGTGTATGTACGTTTAGTACCTATACTTAATAAAAGAATACTTAATGACCAAGAAGAAAACAACTAGACGAACAGCTGCTCCTAAAACTAGGAATGCTGGTACTATGACTGAATCTGCCTTTTGGAGTTTCATAAGAAGTGCATTACGTCAAAAGTCAAGATGGTGGAAACCTATTACAGAATGTAAGATGAAAGCTCGTAGAGCTTACAAGGGTCCATTAAAAAGACAAAAGTTTGAATATCAGTGCAACACTTGTAAGCAATGGTTTCCTGATAAAAAAATTAATGTAGATCACATAGTTGGTGCAGGTAGTCTAAACTGTGCAGCAGATCTTCCTGGATTTGTAGAACGTTTGTTCTGTGAACAAGATAATCTACAAGTACTATGTGAAGTGTGCCATAATGAAAAGACACAACTAGAAAAACAAAAGTAAGATGGAAGACCCAATTATTGAAGCTGTTATAGAACAGATGAGAAAAGACTTTGAGATGGATGATGTAACAGCTATATATGAGTTACTAGAGTTCCTTCCGAAGAAAAATCTATTAGGTTACCTACCAGAAGAGGTATCAGAACAATTAGATAAATAACAATTATGGATTCAGAAAAACCAATATGTCCTTCTAGTATTGCTGACATAGAAGGTCAACTAGATGAGCTTATTAAGTTCATTGAGTATGAAGAAGCAATGACAGTAGACCCAACTACACAAAGAAGAATTAGAGCTAAACTTGTGGAACTTGGTATTTGGAAAAAAGATTAAAACAAACTAACTATGGATTTAGAAGAAATGATGCAGGGTACTGCAGATGTCTTAGAGAAAAGCTTTTATGAAAAGAAGTTTTACTTTAGTTACAGCAGCTTAAATAAACTTATGTGGAATCCAGCTGTATTTTATCAGCTGTATGTTCTTGGTATGAAAGAAGAGCGTACTGATGCTCACTTAGTACAAGGTAAAATTGTACATGCTTTATTATTAGAAGAAGAAAAGTTCAACGATCAGTTTATCATTAGTCCAGGTAAACTACCAGGAGACAGTGTAAAGATAGTAGTAGATAGAGTGTTTGCTCACTACTTAGAAATATCTGCAAACGGTGATCAAAGAACTAACTTAGTTGAGTTTGATCAAGCAATCTTAGACGTAATGATTGATATGAACTATCATCAATCACTAAAAACAGATCAGCAACGTTTAGATAAGATTATATCTGCAGAGACCATCAGCTACTGGGATTTCTTAAAAGCAAAAGGTAACAAAACTCTTATAGACCAGGCTACATATGATTTCTGTAAAGGAGCAGTAGATTTAATTAAGACTGATAAGAGTCTTTGTAATCTAATTGGTTGTGATGTAACAGAGTTTGATAATAAAGAAGTATACAACGAGCTTCCTGTATCAATAGATTATAGCAACGCACCATTTGGACTTAAAGGAATTATTGATAATCTTGTAATAGATCATGATAAAAAGACTATTTTTGTTAATGACATCAAGACTACAAGCAAAGATCTAAAGGATTTCAAAGAGACTATTGAGTTTTACTCATACTGGTTACAGGCAGTTATGTACTGTACATTAATTAGTATAAAGTATCAAAATCTATTAGAATCTGGTTATGAACTAAAGTTTCATTTTGTAGTAATTGATAGATCTTTCCAAACCTATGCTTTTCCTGTAAGTGATTCTACACTTAAAACTTGGTTAGATAGAATGGGAAAAGTGCTTGAAGCAGCAAAGTGGCATTATGTTAACAAAAGTTATGATCTACCTTATGAGTTTGCTACAGGTAGTGTAGTTTTATAATCAAATTTAAAAATGATAGAGAGCTTATACACAAAATACTTTCAGAAATCTAGATCATTTCTGTTTCCAGCTTTGGGTATCAAGCGTACTAGTAATTATACACCCTCTGGTACCTATGTGTCTATAGAAGGACTAATAGGGACAGAGGATATAAAAC